GAGATACTGCATTTACCCCTGTTCCCTTTGCTGGGACTAATTGAAATACATCAACATTACATGTTGCCGGCGTATTTAATCTTGGTTTATATCCAAATAATTGTGATAACATCAAAATATTAGAAGATTCTTCAGCCTGCGATAACATTGATTCTTTAAAGGAAGTATCTGTATAGTATGATAATACATCACCTACATATGCTGCCATTTCCATAAACATCATACCTGGTGAAGATTCATTAAAGTCTTGATACGTATCTGGGAAATAATTTTTTGCAAAGTTGATTAGATTTTGTCTAAACTGTGCAAAGTCTTTATTTAAATATTTTACATCTTTCTTAACTAAGTCTGCCATAAGTTAGCCCTTCTCTTTTATTCTTAATAAGTTCCGCCTGCTCCCAGACCAAACGCTGTATCAGTATTAAACGATCCTACTTCCGTTAATACATCCTCTGCAATATCTGTAACAGTAAATTCATTTTCACTAGCTAGAACATTAATTACTACATTTGCTCCTATTGAAGTAATACGGAACTCTAACTTAATATTCAAAGAATGTCTATCAGCCGATGGTTCTACGGTTGTCTTCTTTAAAGAAACATATGGCAACCAATATTTAATATCATCTTCAATTGTATCATTTAATATAGCACGTATTTCACTAGTATTATTTTCAAATAACACTTTTCGTATATTAGTTCCAAATGTCGGCTGCATAAATCGTTCACCTTTCTGAGTTAATATCAGATTTTTTAGATTTGATACAACTGCTTCTTTTGTCGTGAATGAAGATTCAAATACTCCTAGACCTGATGATGGTGCATTAGAATAATCAGCTGTAGGAGATTTTCCTGCAGCACCTTTATTCAAAGGCAATAATATTCCGATCGCTTGATCGGGTGTATCATTTATTGGTCTATATTGATATACTGGTCTAGCCATTATTTAGTAGTTCCCATCTTTCCATTTTTCCTATCAATTGCTTTAATCAATCCAGAATAATCTCTTGTCATTGCATTTACTGTACTAGCAACAGCTTCATTATTCATATCAATCCTTTCTCCATTAATTCCTTTAGATACTGGTGGTCTCATTGGAGCCATATTTTGTTTTGGTTCTCCATATGCTTCTGCCATGGATGATTTATATTCCATTTGACTCCAATCTGTTAATTCTTGACTAACTGGAGAATTTGCAGTTTCATTTAATAAGTCATTTAATACCGGGTTTTTTGTAAATTGTTTCTTTGCAACCGGCGGCTTAACTGTCCTAGGAGTGTCCATAACTTCATGAAGATTAATATCATCTTTTTTGATATCAACTTCATTTAGCAAAGGTTTTAGTTCTGCTTTAACGGCATTACTAACCTCTTCCCTAATTATTCTACGTAATAACTTTACGAATCCGTCTTTTTTCATAGTAAATTCCCTTTTTAATAAATATGTTTAAGCTGGCATTTAGGCTAGGTTTACTACTCAGCTTGATTCATTCGATCGAAGAATTCTTCACGCTCCGGTCCTGTTAAGTCATCATCAGTCCCTAATATACCATCTGGTCCTGAACGGTAGTCTTTACTATCATCAATTGCTTCTTGTTGTTTAGCACCCAATGCCATCTTAGCATCTGCTTTTCCTTGATCAATTTCATCACGGATTGCCACCGGAATTACTGGAATATTCCAAGTCGGGATAAATACAGGTAATGGAGTAAATGTTGAAGTACCTAAAGTATAATTAGCTAATATAGCAAATGACAACGCCCTAGCTAAATCAGCTGGTGTTCCGTTTGTTTTTCTAACTATATCAAATAATTTTTGTAGACCAAAAATAGGCGGCGGTGGAGTTCCAACAAACCCTGGTATAACTGATGGCATACCTGCTGCATTAAATGATGCAAATATGTTTATAGCATTTTCTATCCCTTTCACTTTTCCAAATTGTGGAGCTGAATCATATGCTGCAGCTGCAGGATATATTCCAGTAAAAACTCCTAAGGTAGGTGGCAGTACCCCTTTTGAAAAGTTCGATAATGCCTTACCCAATTTCTTTCCTGTTAATGGGTCATTAGGGTTTTCTAATATCGATGTCAATTCGAATTGAAGAGGAATTCTTTTTGGAGTTAATGGCATTATTGTTCCATCTTTTTAATTGCTGATTTGATCTTTTCGATTTTCTTTCGAATTGATTTTGTAGTCATTGAATTTGACACAGACTTACCTTTTGATGCAACAAAGGCACCGGCATTAACCGGAGGTCCGCTTGGACCAACACCTGTTGGGTGTATTGATGTTGCATTTGATTGAGCAACTTTACCTATCTCCTTATGTGCAGCTTCTAAATTTTTATTTTGTTTAATCACTTCTTCAATCAATTTTAGCATTTGAGTAAAAAATTCATCCATATCAGTTTGCCATTTAGGAGTTGCAATCTTAACATCTTTTTTAGATACTAATACTATTTCATCTTTACGTGCATTAAATAATAATCTATCAGCTCCTATAATTACTTGTGATTTTGAATATGTTTTTAAATTATCAACTTGTGCCCCTTGTTTCTTTTGTGCTAATTTAAATTTATTAAATTTCTGTGATGATGTAAGATAAATAAATGAAGAATCATCATCTGGACTTTCAATTGCATAGTATTTATCGATACTACGACCAGTCCTGGCATCTTTAACACCACATGTCAATGTTACTATAGGATCGCCTTCCTTTGCTCCTGTCCAGAAAGGCTTCTTTTTATAAAATAATGTCTTCGCCGGTAAATGAGTTGATGAAAATCTTAAAATACTTCCAAATCTATCCGGATGGTTTGTGTCTCCTTGGAATGGTTGTATATAAACAATATCTTGTTCTTTGAAACTTAATTGTTTTGGTTTTTTTCCAACACCGGTTTTTACTATAGGAGTTGGAGCATAATTTCCTCCGGAAGCTCCTAAATCTTGCAAGAATGGTAAGATAGAATTATTTACATTACCATGAGTATTTACTACTTGAGTATAATACCATTTATTTTGACCACGTTTTATTGATTTTCCATCCGGTTGTTGTATACATAATACTTGTTCGCCATATAAAGGTATAGGCATTCTGTTAGGATCTGCAGGATATGCATATTCTTCACGTGTAGCGTTTCCAGCCATCCTTACACGTATAGTGCCAGGAGGTAGATCTAAAGATGTCTCTAGAGATTTAGTCTTTTTGTATTGTGTCGGCAGCCAGGTCTGTAATACCTGTGCTACTTCGAACTTCGCGTTTGCCATCCGTTTCTACTTTTTGTTCTGGTTTTAATTTTTCTATTTCAGCTTCCGCTTCTTCTAATAGCTTAGCTCTTTCTTCATCCGTTAATCCATATTCATTGCCATCATCATCTTTACTATTAGCTGATATGATACGTTGTACTACAGCTGCTAATTTTACTAATGCATCATCGTTCTTAACAGATACTTCTAAATAGTCTTTTATCATAGGAACAACGACGGTAGCATCGCCGGTGTTTTTTATCATAGGTTCTAAATTTTTAATCAACGAATCTATCTGTCGTGACTTCTTTTTTGAATTATGATAAATATCACGCATCAAATCAGAAAAATTAGTACCTTTAAATAATTCAAATTCTGTACTCATAATAAGCCCTTTTATATAAATATAAGGACTATTACTTTATGTTCGGTAGATTGAAGGCAGGAATTATATGTCCTGATTGAGAATATACTTGATACATTTTTGCATAATCTCGTTTCATTACATTAATAACCTTGGTGATGTTCTGAGTTTTAAGTTGTGTCCTTTCTCTTATAAGAATATAAAGAGCCTTTTTATTAAAGTCTTCAATATTATCTCTCATTCGAAATAATTCTAATATAGTATCTGCAACAATTATATCTCGTTTGTTCGAAAATACTGCATTTAGATTATTATCATACCAAGAACACCATTGGTCGGTAAAATCTTTAAGAGACTCTTGATGATCATTACGAGTTTGTTCTCCTTGTATATTTCTATTATCATCAACAGCTGACAAATCAGACCGTTGTTTCATTTTTGCATAATTTGCATTATTTTGTATAATTAAATAATTTTTTGCAACAATGGAGAAGTAGGAAAAGGCTTTACCTTTACCTTCTTTAAATTTACCAATCTTCTCCACTAAAAATGCAACCACCTCAGCTTTAATATCTTCATATGGCACATCGAAGTAACTAAAACGAAATGTAAAATATATATTTTCAACTAATTTATTAAATGGATAATTTATAAATTCACGAAATACTTTATTTCGTTTAGCCCAACTAGGTTCAAAATTATATGCTATAATCGCTTTATCTGTTATGTATGTAAAATATTGTTTTTTGCTAGGCTTACGACCTCTACGCTTTTTAGGGCCATTTTCTTCTAGGTCTTTCATTTCGGCTGCATGCCATTCATAAAATTTCTCTACTGGGCTTAGTTCTTCCATTAAATACCTCTTTGTAATTCATCAAACATATCTTGCATTTCTTTAAAAATAAAGCCGGTTTCATCATCGGCTTCAAATGATCCTAATCTATCAATTTGTCTAAGTTTAGAATTAGATTCTCCAATCTTAGTTTTTAATGTATTATAAAAATCATAATACTTAGTATTTGAATTTTCTAAATCATCGATATATTCTGACTGTGCTTCTTGTTTTCGTAATTGATTAATATTTACAAAAACTGAAACTGCTAATACTACTGATAATATTATTATTGCTGTTACCATTACTTATCTCCAAATAAATCTTTAAACATTTCTTGTGCATTAACTGATGCTGCACTATCAGATAATCCTTTTTTTGCATATTGTTTTTTAATTGGCGCTGACTGAACTGGCTTATTTTTATACCACATTTCAAATTCAATTCTAGCTGCCATTGCATCTGCTTGATGCATCACATATCCTAAATTAGTTTTTAATTTTGAATCTGCTGTTCTTGACATAAAATAAGGTTTATTTGATTCATCATACAACCCATCTGTCAATTTTATACCTAGCATTTCGTTCCAAGTGATGCTAATGTTATAATGTTGTAATAACCAAATAGATAGGTCATTTACGAGGCTAAAAGGGTTGTTAGGATTAATCTTATACATACGTCCTTGATTCTTTCTATGCCACTCAGAATCATTAGGAATATATACTTCATTCCCCTCTCCTGGAAATCCCATTTTACCTATATCATGGTTTAATGCTACAAATAATAATTCTTCTTTTGTATACCCAGACATATCAGCTCCCATCTCAGTCCATAATGAATGAACTTTTTGAGCACATTTAATAACTCTTAAAACATGGTCTACATAACCTCCTTCAAATGCATTATGATAATGATCGAAACTCGATGCTGGTTGTACACACATTCTCTCTTCTAAATCAGAATACATTGATTTAAGTTTTTCTTTTCTTTCGCCTGTAAAATTATCATCGATAATGTTCATTAAGGCTTCCCAATTTTCTACTATTTTTTCTGCTGTTAATTTCATAATTTATATAATTTGATCTATTACACCTATTTCTATTAATTCTTCTGCCGTAAAGAAGCAATCACTACGCATTTTATTTTTCCACCATTCAGCATCTTTATTTGTTTTTTCTGCTAACATAGTGTAAATAACCTTTTCTAAACTCTTTACATTATCTAGAAAAGCAGTTATATCACTCATTTTACCTCCTAGAAAACTTGATGATTGATGGAACATAACTGTTGATCTCTTACTCATCATTCTTGTCCCAGTACCACATGTTAATATTATCGCAGCTGCTGAAAACGCTCTTCCTCTACATATTGTATTTACTTTAACATCTAGTGTTTCTATATAATCAATAATTCCAAACATTTCATATATATCTCCGCCTGGACTATTAATCATTAAATTAACTGGAGCATTTTTATTCTTTCTGTGTAATAATAAACTTCTCATTCGAATGATAAAATCAGTTAATGTACAATCATTTATTTCATCATTAATAAAGATTACTGAATCTTCATAATCTAATAATGTTCCTAATTGATTATGTAATGCCTCATATAATTTGCCTTGAGGTTCTTCTATCACTAATGGTTCTTTTGGTTCTTGTTCTTCGTATAGACTCATATCTTTCTTCTAATTTATTTTAATATAATAAAATTATTTCGTACGTCCAAATATTATCGAACCTTTTTCAATTGTCGTTCTAATCTTTTCATTTGTGAATTGCCTGATTTAATATCTTTCTTCCATTTAGCCTTCTTAAGATTACCTCTAACCATTGCCATTTGTTCTAATATCTTTTCTCGTAACACATCTTTTTCGTGTTTAGATAATTTCTTTTTAGGTGTTCTGTCAATCTTAGTAGGTTCTAATGTTCCTTTAAGTTCTAGCTGTTCCTTTCCTTTATGAAATACATTACCTTGAGGATCAACAAACTCTTTCATAAATTGCCAACCTCTTGGTCTGCCTTTTGAAATATAACCACCTTTTATATCTGGTGGGCCCACTGTTTGTGACACACATTTATAGCATAATACTGCAGTAGCTCCTTCTCCTATTTCAGACCACTCATTACATCTAGGCTTGTCTCCTAGATACTGCCATGCCCAATATGTTTGATCCGGAATACTATTTCTACATAGCATATATGTTCTGCCATCTCGTTTTTTTGTTTTGAATTTATGTGTAACTTTTTTCTTTGCCATAACTATTTATTTTAATTAATTACCAATAACCTGTTTTACCTACCTTTTTAGGAGGCTTTTTTTCTTCATAAATATCTTCTTTAGGTGTAGCCAAAATTTCTTCATTTTTTTTGATCATTTCTTCTTGATCTAATTCTTCATCTTCAATAACTATTTCTTGATCTGCCCAATCACCTAAAGGCTCTCTCATATCAGGAACCTCTTCTGGAATATTATAATCTTTTTCTTTAGGCTTGATTTGAGTAAATGCAAAATTGGCTGCTACTACCATTGCAATTGCTAATGGATCGAATACAAATATAATTAATAATAAGAACCAATTAACAACTTGTCCCATATCTTCACCAGTTGTTTCTGATAAGTATTTAAGTGGTCCTAGTTCTCTTTGTTCTTCATTATTAATTTCTAGATCTAATAATTCTGTATCGATTCTCATAACAGAATCCATTACAGCTTCCAATCTTACATTAATAGTATCTCTATCTGCAATAGTACTTTTTAATTCCGATTGTAATGCTCTTCTGGTAGAACTAGATGTTGTTGTAATTACTTGTTGTGCCGTTTCATCCCAATATGATACTGATGTTGGATTTGAAAGTGATTTTCTTAAATCAGAAATGGTTGTATTTAATTGTACCTTTTCTAGATTAAGATCTGTCTTCTGTTCTTCAAACCTTCCTTGTTTAGTTTGTAATACAGCTAATGATTTATCTAGGAATTCTGATTTGGTTGCTGTCTCTTGATACGCCCCAGATAAGAATCCATATATACCACCCGATGTTATTACCATTAAAACAAATACTGCTACAGATAAATAAAATCTTAAGAACTTATTTATCGAATCCCAATATTGGTATAATAATGATGCACAAACTAATTTAGCAAATTCTAATGAACCTGCCATTATTATTACTTGTAGACTTGCACCTGCAAATAATTTACTTAATCCAAATACAGAATAGAAGGCTGCGGAGCCTGAAACAGCTAATGCTGCTAAACCTATTGTAAATGGAAAAAGTCTTTTCTTCATATATTAACTTCCCGAAACTCTGTCTGTAATTGTAGCTATCTTTGCACGAATTTGTGCAAACCTGCCTCTTGCATCGATTGGATCGATTGGCATTTTTCTTTCAACTGATGAATTCATTATTGATATCATATTATCAATTTCATCTAGTAATCTAAGTACTGTGTCTTTGTCTTTCATAGTAAAACTTCTTTTTTATTATTATTTTTATACGCATAAATATTGCGATATTCTAAAAGTGCCAACTCTTTGGCCTTAGCTTCTATTACAATATCAATATCTAGCCCATACGTTTTAATTTCATCACGTATATAATCTGAATGAGCTTGTGCTCTAATCGTAGGGTCTTGAAACTCTCTTGCTCTACTTTCTGAATAATGTGTACATTGTCTAACACCTTCAGGCCATGTAGATGCGGCTAATTTTAATGCCTGTTCTTCTGACAACTCATCTGGATGAAATGTATGATGATGGTAATCGAATGTTATTGGAATACCTATTTCTTTATAAAAATATTCATATAACATTTTTGTCGACCACATACTAGGTTTATCATCATTTTCTAATACTAATCGTTTCTTACAATTATCAGATAATCTATGCCAACCTGCAATCCATCTTTTTGAAGTGCCTACAAAATCACCACCATATGAGCCACCAACATGAATATTGATCTTGTTATCAAATGATGGTTCAAACCCCATGAGGTCGAATGTTTCTGAATGTCGTTCTAGGCTTATAATCGTACGTTCAACAACATCTAATTTAGGAGAACCTAATACATTGAATGGTCCTGGGTGGGTCGTAATACGAATGCCATTCTTACGTGCATAATTACCACATTCTAATAACTTTTTTGCTATATCATTGAACTGCGGCAGTTGATGTAATTCATATTGATCATGCCATGGAAACAATTCAGAACCTAAACGAAACAATTTTATATCATGGTCATTGTTCCATTGTAGATAATGTAACAAGTCATTTGCATTAAGTAACGTACGTTCGCCTAACAAATGCAAATCCCAATCCTTAGGATCATCAGATCCATTTTGCCAAGTTGCTTTTCTAGCAGTCCTTGACGTTGTCACTCTACCACCTGCCTTCTTCGGCCGGCCCGTTAATGTCATGTTTACGCATGCATAACCTAATCTTACATTTTCTTTCATATATTAATATAATAAATTTATTTCGTAATTCCTAGACATTTCTTCCATTTTCATAAACATGCTTTACGGTTGGAAATCTTAAACTTAATCCACCCTCTTGGTTTTTAGTTTCTTCAAAATATTGAACGGTAATTGTTTTACCTATAATCAATTCAGGATTGGCATTATATTTAATTCTTTGTTCTTGGTTCCAACCAGACCCTACTGCAACTTCATGGCCTTTATGATTAATATAAGCTTGAGCCATCATTGGAATAACAACTTCCTTACCTTCTCTAATAACTCTATGGTCTTCAAAATCTATACTTTCAACTTTATATTCTGCATCATAAAATTTCTTAACCTTTAATAAGTTTTGAGACCTCTTACCTTCATAACCAACATTCTTTCTCAACATAACTCCCTCATGTCCTTCCTTCTCAGCATCTGCTTTAAGTTTTGCAAAATGATCATCATCACTAACTACTATTTGCTCTAGAACTGATAATGAATCTTGGTCACTAATCATTGTATCTAATTTTGTAAATCTCATTATTCTTTCTGCTAATGTCTTTTCACTTTCTTTAGCATTAAATTCTTTCAATGTTAAATAATCAAACATTACATATTTAGGATTATCTATTGTATGATTCTTTCTTTTAATTTGTTTCATGATACCTTGAAAATCTTCATTACCATTTTCATCCATTAATT